AAGCACATGCAGAGGCCGCAAAGTACATAAATACCAACGTAATAGAAGGAATGATAAATGAACATTGATAAATTAAGAGAGGAAATTGCATATGACGAAGGCTCAGTTAATGAAATATACCTCGACCATCTCGGCTTGCCTACTTTCGGTATTGGTCATTTGGTGCTTGATAGTGATCCTGAATATGGACAAGAAGTTGGAACGCCTGTCTCACAAGATAGATGCAATTCAGCCTTTGACAGTGATGTCCAAAACGTCCTCGCCGACTGCGAGCGACTATATCCTGACTTTGATGACCTCCCAGAAGAAGTCCAACTGATTGTTGCTAACATGATGTTTAACATGGGTCGTCCAAGATTGAGCAAGTTCAAAGGCATGAAACGTGGAGTAGACTCAAAGGATTGGAACTCAGCCGCAGACGAAATGGTTGATTCAAACTGGTACAAGCAGGTAACCAAACGTGCAGATAGATTGGTAGCACGCATGCGAGCAGTACAGATAGACGACTAATGGCTAGAATATATGCAATACTAATAATACTTGCAATCCTTGGAGGTTGCGGATATGGTGTATATCTTTACTACAAAGATACACAACAACGTATTGCGACATTGCGAACCAACAATGCAAAGTTAGAGTCAAGCAATTTAAGCCTAGAAACAAAAATTACTGCAATGAAAGAGAGTGCAGAAAAACAAGCAAAGTTATCAAACGATTTACAAAGTGACTTGGAAGAAGCACGTAAAGCAAACACAGTAATCAAAGACTTGTTGGCAAAAACAGACTTGGTAAAGAACAGTCTTGCTGATCCAAAAGAGTCGGAGAAGAGAATAAATGAAAAAATTGATAGTTTTTTCAAGTCTATTGAGTCTGCTACTGTTAAGTAGTTGCTCTTGGATACCTGAAAAACAAATAGTAACACAAGCAGAAATCTTTACACCAACAATACAGGTTGTTCAGAGACCCAATGTGTTGACTCTCAAAGATGCAAATATTGTTGTAATCACAGAAAAGAACCTCAAAGAAGTTATAGCTCGTGTGAAAGCAATGCAAGGTTCATTTGTTGTGTATGCTCTTGATCCAAAGAGTTTTGAGGCACTTGCAATAAACATGGAAGAGATAAAGTTGTATATTGAAGAACAAAATAAGATAATTTTATACTATGAAAAGTCAGTAACACCCGATAAAAAGCCTTGACAAACATACTAGAAACTAGTATAATAACAAGATGACCAACCCATACAATACACTTGGCATTGAAAAAAATGCAACCGATGCTGATATCAAGAGTGCATATCGTAAACTTGCTATGGAGAATCATCCAGACAAAGGTGGCGATGCAAACATATTTGCAAACATAAGCAATGCATACGAAACACTAAAAGATCCACAGAAGCGTTCTGCATATGACCATTACGGAACTGCTGATGCTCACCAACAAGGATTTGGTTTTAGTCATACACAAGGTCAACCCTTTGATTTTGATACTATATTTAATGTGTTCGGACAACGTATGAATCCTAACGCAAGACAACGTCCAAAAGAAGCAAGAATCACCATGGCAATTGATCTAGCAGATGCAATGCAAGGTGGTAAACGTGCTCTTGCATTGCAAATGCAATCAGGACAAAATACAATAGAAATTGATGTTCCTCCTGGGGTTATTGATGGAGAAAGTATACGTTATCCAAAACTTGGTCCAAATGGTATTGATCTTGTGATTCACTATAGACTTAAACCACATCCAAATTGGCAACGACATGGCAATGACATGCACACTGAACAGACTGTAGATATTTGGACCTTAATAGTTGGCGGAGGAATAAAAGTAGTTGATATTATAGGTAGGAGTTATAACTTAAATATACCTCCAAGAACAAATCCTGGCAGTGTTATGAGACTGGCTGCATGCGGAGTGCACCGTATTAGACACAATCCAGGAGATATATTTGTAAAACTTAAATCACATATACCACATGATATACCAGACGAAGTAATTCGTGCTATCAAGCAACACACTCAATAAATACTACGATAAGGAGTAACATGCAACACAGTCCTGAAATTGAACAAATACTTGGCCAAGCACACAAGATTGCCTCTGACAGAAAACATGATTATGTAACAATTGAGCATCTTATGTTAGCAATGGTTTTGTATCCTAAATTTAGAAGATGTATAGAATCTTTTGGATCATCATCAGACGCTATTTCAAATGATTTAAACTTGTATCTTGATTCGCAAACAATGTTAATGAGTAATCCTGTAAAGAAAGACCCTAAGAAAACAAACGCACTGGAAAGAGTATTCAATCGAGCATTGACTCAGGTGATGTTTGGCGGCAGAAGAGCAATGGAAACAATTGATTTATGGCTTGCAATAATGAGTGAAACAAATAGTCATGCTAGTTACTACATGCTTAAACACGGAGTTACAAAAGCAGAATTTGTAATGCACTGGCAACAATCTTATAGTGGAAAACAAAAATCTGGTGATATTGATATTTCTCATGCCAACGAAATACTAGAGGAACACTGTATAAATGTGAGCAGACTTGCAAAAGAAGACAAATTAGAACCTGTAATTGGTCGTGAAGCTGAATTAGAAGAAATAATAACTGTGTTTGCAAAACGTTTCAAAAGTAATGTACTAATGGTTGGTGACCCAGGAGTTGGTAAAACTGCTATAGCAGAAGGGCTGGCAATTAGAATCAAAGATAACACTGTGCCAAAGTTTTTAGAAAAGTTTGAAGTATGGGGATTAGAAATTGGTAGTTTACTTGCAGGGTCAAAATATAGAGGCGAGTTTGAAGAAAAACTAAAAGATATAATTGCGGCACTTGAATCAAAGAAAAATTGTATACTGTTTATTGATGAAGCACATACTATGAAGGGTGCAGGAGCAACTGGGGGAAGCAGTTTAGATTTTTCAAACATGATTAAACCAGCTATAACCAATGGTAATTTAAAAGTGATAGCAAGTACGACTTGGGAAGAATTCTACGATAGTTTTGAAAAAGATCGTGCATTGATGCGTAGATTTTACAGAGTAAGTATTGATGAACCAGACAGAGAAACTACTGTAAAAATACTTGAAGGACTTAGACCAAGATTAGAAAAGTTTCATGCCGTGAAGATTGATGACTCTGCAATTGCGAAAGCAGTAGAATTAGCAACTAGGTACATGAATGACAAAAAGAATCCTGACAAAAGTATTGATCTAATTGATGGTGCATGTGCAACAGAACGTGTAAAGGATCTACCAGGTTTGGTTGTAACAACAGATCAAATTGATAAACAGGTTGCAAGAATAGCACATATACCAGAAACAAAAGTTGCAAGTGATGCAAGTGAAAAAGTAAAGACTTTAGACACAAACATTAAAGAAAAACTGTTTGGTCAAGATCATGTAGTACAACAAGTTCTTGAAAGGCTTTATGTTAACTATGCAGGAATAAGCACACCAAGCCGGCCAATGGGTGCATTCTTATTCTTAGGACCTACTGGTACAGGAAAAACTGAATTTGCAAAATTACTCAGCAGTAACTTAGATATGCACTTATTGAGGTATGATATGAGTGAATATCAAGACAAGCATACTGTAAGCAGTTTACTAGGAGCTCCTCCTGGTTTTGTAGGCTACAATGATTCAAATCTAGCAGGTGGTAAACTTATATCAGACATAAGTAAAAATCCTTACAGTGTACTATTATTCGACGAAATAGAAAAGGCACATCCAGATGTAGCAAATATATTCTTACAAATGATGGACGAAGGTAAAATTACAGGAAGTAATGGTAAAACCGTTGATGTTAAGAACTGTGTAATAATTTTGACAAGTAATCTTGGAGCACAAGATAACGAAAATAACAACATTGGCTTTGGGCAAGACTTAACAAAAACAGGAAGCGAAGACAAAGCAGTTAAGGATTACTTTAAACCTGAATTGAGAAACAGACTAGATTTGATAACAAAATTTAAGTCGTTAGATCCAATGGCAATTAAAAAAATTGTTGCAAAATTTATTAACGAACTACGTGCAAATTTAAAAGTCAAGAATATTAATATAATTGTTACTGAAGCAATGACAGATCACTTGGTAAGTGTAGGATACGATCCAAAGATGGGTGCTAGACCTTTAGGACGCAAGATTGACGAACTTGTTAAAATTCCGTTGAGCAAAAAGATACTGTTTGAAAAGTTAGAAAATGTTCACGTTACTGTAGATGTATGGTTTAAAGGCAAAAAGGCAAAAATTACTTTAGAAACCAAAGCAAAAAGTTCTCCAGCTGATGCATATGTTGATCCAAATGGTATAGTAACCATCAATGAGTCACAAGAATAGAAAGCGATAAATAACAGTATGGCAAAGATAAACACAACATCAATTACAATAACACTTAGCGAACTAGTACGTGACGATGCTCCTGCAAGAGACATACTAACTGCTGACACGATTTCACAGTTAGAAGCAGTAATTACGCAACTAG